GAAATTGTCTTATTTGGGTTCTCACAAGTAACTCCCAAGAACTGGTTGACAGTTCTGGTCTCATATTTGAAGACTGTACCGTCTTCAGTGATGAATTCGCCATTATCACGGAAGCCAATGGTAGAATCTACAGTTACGCTACTTCTACCGGGGAACCAAGGGCGCTGAGCTTCGGTAATACCAGGAACGGTGAATAGTTTCTTCTCATTCTCAATTTCATCGTTAGCAACGAAGAAAAAGATCTTATAGTAGAGCTGGTTGTTTCTAGTGAAGGGCTCAATCTCAGAAATGGCACCAAAGATGTCAATACTGCCTTCTTGGAAGACATTCTTGCCTTGGAGGTTTATGGGGTTGCCATTAATAGGCAAGGCAGTTGCATAGTCCCTTCTGGTGTACTCAGACTGGGATGGTTTGATCAAATATAGCTCTAGATCAATTACAGTTGGATCTTCGCCATATAGAACCTTGAAAAGGATCTTGAATGACTCAGTACTGCCCTTACTTTGGTAGAAAGAGCGAGCTTGGCGAATCCAAGTGCCAGCATTGATCTCGTCAGCAAAATCTAAGTTCTCAAAGCCAGGAGCAAAGGTGAACTTGATCTTGTTATAAAATTCTTTTAGGAAAAGTGTGCTTAAGTTCTCAACAGGAGCATCTGCCTGGTGTGGAGCAGCATTGGTGCTCTCAAAAACAATTTGACTAGGATTATCTGGTGTACGATATGTAGTGATGCCAGAGAAGCCTCTGACAACACCAGTAAAGGTGTTTGTGGTAACACCAGTATAGGTCATGATCTCATCATTGACCTTTAGGAGACCCCACTCGTTTGGAAAGCTTTTAGTGGTGTTTACATGGACAACGGTATCGTCTACACTTACATCTTCAGTAAGAAAGAACTTGCCAGCAATGGCATCGGAGCTTAGAACGTCTAGGTTTAGGTACTGATCTAAATTGGCAGCAAAATCCATTGTGCCGCCTTGGAATTCTTGCGACACATAGAATTGTCTGAGGAAGTCATCAGTTAAAGGTGACTCACTAAGAATAAATTCAGGAAGTTGTGAGGCGACGATATCCTGGACCTTCACTCTCACATCAATACCAGTTTCAATCATCTCAAAATACCGTTAAGGTTACCTAGTTAGCTTTCCGTTGCCGTAACTTGACGTTACTGGGAAACCGACACCGGAGATTTGCTCTCCGCTGGCAATCGTATCCCTAACCATATTTATCTTGCTTGTAGAGACGGAAAATGAGACATAGAGGTCTTTTAGACCGATTACATCGTTAGATAGTGGGTAGGCTTGAACCTCAATAATTCTATTGGGCTGAATGGTGTCAACAATACGAACTGTGTTGAGTTTGACCTCTCCTTTGGTGTAGTCTACAGTTCCTGCGTTCTCTACAACAGTTGTATAGGAGAGATCTCCAGAGGAATCGGTTCTTTCGCTGATTAGAGAGATTGTACCGAGTCCAGAACCATCAAGTTTGCCTGCTGCATTCTTATTTGGCATATCAGTGAGATATACAGTCGCTGGATTGCCGAAAATCTTAAATCCAGTACTCTTGACAGTTCCGCCTTCAGGAAGGATGTGGAATGCGTTAACAAAGCAAAGCTCATACTGACCAAACTGGTCAATAGCGGCATTTAGGTTTCTACGAACGATTACGCGAGTGATGTTAGAAGTAATAGCGATGTCGGTGTCGTCAATAACCTTCTGAGTCTTGGAATACTTGAATCTACCACCGAACTTGTTGAGGTCAATTGATCTAGAGTAGGTATTGAGAGACTCAACAACCTCAGTCTTCAAATTAGAGGCATTAGAGACCTTAGTAGTGTCATAGTAGACAAAAGAGTCAAGCTCAACGAATAGAATCTTGAGATCAACGATCTGTTGGTTAATACCAGCTACGGTATATTGCTTGAGTGCTTCTAGAATGTTCTTTTTATCAAAATCACTAACTTCAATACCGTTTAGTGGTTTGATGCTGATTAGAACGTTGCCAAACTGTGGAGGGGTGAGCTCTTCACCACCAACCACGGCAACAGACTCGGTATTTGGATAAACCTGCTTGATAATGCCTTCATAGTCACGTGCTGTGACTGCCCTGTACTGGGCTCCGTAGATGCGAGGAGCAAAGTACTTAATACTTTCCACGCTCTCAATGGGAGAGCCGTTTCTAGCCGATTCTAGAGTGGTTACAGAGACGTTATTGGTTGGGATAACAACAGCGCCGCTAGAATTGACTACAGAGCCGCTGAAAGAGAACCGAGAGGCGTCATTGCCATCAGGTCCTTGGGTTACAATATAGGTTGCAGTGATGACTTGACCATTTTCAAGCTTTTTGCCGAAAATGCCGTCACCAAAGATGAGTTCATACTTTTCTTGCTCAATTTCATTGATTAGATAGACTTCACTCTCAGAGCCAATCTGAACAATGTTATTAATGCGGTCCCAAACAGCTCCAGTGCCTTGATCGCTAGGACTTTTCACTCTTACAACAAGAGTGCTGTAATCCATCTGGGAATTATTGATGATAAAGCGCTGATCTAGCGAACCATCGTAAGCAAATGTGTTTTGAAGGAAAGTTCCTTGGAAAACTTCAATAGGATCTTCATCAGTACCGAACTGAGCAACACCATTCTCTACTGTGGTGGTGATATCTTCGGGAATTGAGAAAACGTAGTTAGTATTGTCGGCATTTCCAGTACAAACCAAGCCAGCTTTCAAAGTTAGCGTTGGTGTCTGAGAATTAGTCTCAATAGTAAACTTTACTTTAGCTTTTGCAGCTGAAATTGAACGTGGTAGATAGCCAATGTTGCCAGCTAGGGATACAACGTTCCTTCTGAGTGTAGCAGAGTCCAAAAATGACTCATTTACAATCATGTTTGCGTTGACTGAGTTGATATAGGCGTTGTAAGCCAATGTCTCAATCAAGACAGTGAAGTTAGAGCCTTCAAAGTCAAATCCAGTGAAGTTGGAGTCGGCTCTTAGATAATCTCTGATAGACTGTTTGATCTGGTCAAAGTCTAAATTAGTAAATTTGGTGAAAACCATTATCTAGTAGCCTCTAAGACGAATGAATACGTTTGACGGGGAAATTCTTGACCGATAATGTCGTAAATGACAGTTACATTGAATTCGTTAGTATCAGGTAGAGGCTCTACTTCAACCTGGACCGATTCAATGCGTGGCTCAAAGTTTTCTAGGCTGGTGAGAACCTGATCTTCAATATCTGAGGCAGTACCAAAGTCAACTAGTTCAAATAATTGACCTCTTACATCAGAACCATAGTTTGGTTGGAAAAATCTCTCACCCAATTGTGTTTGAACGATGTTTTGGACAGACTTATTGATTGCCCTTTCGTTTTTTAACACAGGAAGGTCTCCCGTCACAGGATGTGGCTGAAACGAGAGACTGATGTCCTTAAATGACCTAGAAATACGAGTGACTTCCGCCATTTCAATTGCGTTATTTAGTTTTATTTATGCCCCTTCCCAATACTCAGTATAGTCGGGGACATTTTTGGCTTGAATTACTACTTCTTTTCTTTCCTTAGCCTCTTTTCTCTCTAAAGCGCGGTCTAGAGCACCATAATCAGTGACTAGCTCAACACCTTCAATACGATCTGCGGGCATTCCCATTGTTTTTGTCCTAATAAAGTGAAAATTAGAACTTTTTTTGAAGGTGGTTGCTATCACCTTGCATTATTTGATGAAAAAACCGGTTCTTTGATAGTCTGGGGACTCTACGTAGCGATAATCGGGCGGTGCAAAGGTCTCCATGTCGTCATAAACGGGAATTGCAACGTCATTTCCCCAAACAAAGTCGGGATTTTTGCGAAAATGCACCTCAATGAGGCGAAATCCGATATATTCGACGTTTATTGTACTATATTTTTTGCGAAATGGCTCTAAAAATTCGGGAATCGGAAAATTTCGCTCAATTTTTCGCCAAGAATTCCATCTTGACTCTTCCGAACCGTGACGAGAGGGCGCTTTTATGCCCTGAACAGTCAAAATTTGCTCTCCATTTTCATAATCAACGGAAACGTGCTCTCCTGTGAAGTAATCAC